TATGGATACTGTAGCAGACATAGGTCTTGTTAAAATCGATGCCTTGGGTTTGAAGACGCTATCCGTAATATCAGATACACTAAGCATGATATCTTCTAGATATGGAAAGACTATTGATCTAAATAAGATTAATCTAGACGATTCGGCTGTTTTTGAAGACCTGTCAAATGGATACACTAAAGGTGTGTTTCAGGCAGAAGCTACGCCTTACACAAATCTTCTTATTAAGATGGGTGTAAGCACATTTGAAGATTTAGCTGCATCTAATGCTTTGGTTAGGCCAGGAGCAATGAATACAGTTGGTCACTCTTACATAGCACGTAAAAAGGGCGAAGAGCCAATTGTATATCAGCACGAGATACTAAAGCAGTTTACAGAAAGGACTTATGGTGTTATTATTTACCAAGAACAGGTTATGCAGGCATGCGTACACCTTGGCGGCATGTCCATGTCGGAAGCGGATAAAGTCAGAAAGATCATTGGCAAGAAAAAAGATGCTTCGGAGTTTGATGCGTTTAGAGATAAATTTATTCAGGGCGCAAGTTTACACGTACCAGTTAAAGCGGCAGAAGCTTTATGGCAAGACTTTGAAGCACACTCAGGCTATTCGTTTAACCGTTCTCACGCTATTGCTTATTCTCTTCTTAGTTATTGGACTGCTTGGTTAAAACACTACTATCCATTAGAGTTCACATTCGCCTTGCTTAAAAATGAAGGTAATAAAGATACAAGAACAGAGTATTTAATTGAGGCAAAAAGATTAGGTATAAAAGTTTTGCTACCTCACGTAAATGAATCAGATATAGACTTCAAGATTCAAAAAGATTCTATTAGATTTGGTCTGGCCAATATTAAGTTTATATCGGACAACATAGCTCAAAAACTTATATCGTCTGGACCTTATAAGTCATATAAGCATCTTCAAGAGGTAGCTTCTAAAAAGGGAAGTGGAATAAATTCAAGAGCCATAAACTCTTTAAATGCTATTGGCGCAGCAGCTTTTGAAGATAATCCCAGAACTGGTACTGAAATGGAAAACCTATATGAGTATTTAAGTGTTCCAAAGTTTGATTTGGGTAAAGTGTCTCCTCATATTAAAGCTCAGGTTACACAGGTAGATGATTTTGATGAAAGGGGAACCTTCGTAATACTTGCAATGGTCAAGGGAATTAAGAAGGGGAGTGGCTGGTCAAGAATTGAAATGGTAGACGAAAGCGGAACCATAGGTGTATTCCATAACGAACAGACCCAGATAGAGGTAGGAAATATGTATTTCTTTTTGGTGGGCGACAACAGAATTCATAAATATGTTACAATTGACGACGTAGCAAACAATATGGACGATTCGTTTGTAAAGTATTTACATTCGTCCAACATGAATATACCAGAAAGTATGAGAATGACAGTAAGCCTTTTACCATATAAAACTAAGGCTGGTAAATCTATGGGTCATTTAATTATGACAAATCATAAAAAAGAATTGACTCGTGCAATTGTTTTTCCACAGGTTTATGATAAAGTAAAAAATAGAATTAAAGATGGCATGATGTATATGCCAGAAGTAGGAAATACAGAAGACGGAACCTATTCGATAAGGAGTATAAAATGATAGATCCAAATGAAAACGATATAGACTATAAAGCTCTAGAGGGAAAATTAGATGTTGCTAATGTTCTAGCAGCCTTAATTCAATCCTTTGGGGGGTCTGCAGAAATTCCAGCAGATTTACTTTTTACCAACATACAAGTAGACAGAACTCTTGTATTAGATTATAATGAGGAAAAGAAAAACTATACAGTAAGTATTCAAGTTCATGGAAAAGATGAAATCAGAGAAGCTGCTATAGAGGAAGAGCAAATTAAAAATGAGCGTTAATATTCTTAATGAATATGGAATTGATGCGTTTTCTGCAACATTACATGAGAACGCAATTGAAAAAGGATTTTGGGACGGAGAAACTACCTACGACAAGTTGGGTAATAAGTTAGCCCTAGTCCACTCTGAAGTTACTGAAGTGTTGGAAGCTCTTAGAAAATCTAAGGGAAGCCACTCAATAACAGAAGAAATTGCAGATGTATTAATTAGATTGTTAGATGTTTACGCAGCAATGCGTAATGCTGGTATCGTAGATCATTCCCTAGAGGAAGTATTAGATGAAAAAGTTAACAAAAACAGAACTAGACCAGCTTTACACGGAAACGTATTCTAAAATAAATGGGTATGTTCTTCACGGTGTAACTGGGGAGATCATGCTTGTAGTAAAAAGTTATGATCAAGACATGATCTTAGCAGTTATAAACAAAATAGGATCCTCTAGGATAGAGGACCTGCAGGTAGTAAGCCAAATATTAGAGAGAGATTTAAATGACAGAGATATCAGAAATACTAGCAGCGCTGGATCCCAAAACAAGGCAAAGGGTGCAAGCCGCAGTAGAAGTAGAAGTACAAAAACAAAAAACTCCAAGCATAGGTCTTAACATCGCCCTGCGTGGTGGACTTGGATACGGAAGACAGGTTCTTGTTTGGGGAAATAAGTCTGCTGGCAAGTCATCTTTTTGTTTACAGATGATTGCACAGGCTCAAAAAGAGGGCAAGACTTGTGCATGGATTGACGCAGAACACTCTTATTCAGCTGAGTGGGCTACAAGGATGGGCGTGGATTCATCAAAGCTTATATATTCTTCTGCTAAAACTGTCAATGATATGGTCGACGTTGCAACTCAGCTTATGACAGCAAATGTTGATATAATTGTTGTTGATTCTATTTCTGCTCTTCTGCCAGCCATATATTTTGAAAAGGACAGTGATGAGCTAAAGAAGCTAGAAGACACTAAGCAAATAGGAGCAGAGGCAAAGGATATGACCCATGCGGTCAAAATGTTAAACTATGCAAACAAAAACACACTACTTGTTCTTATCTCACAGCAAAGAAATCAATTTGGATCTATGCATGCTTCCCACATCCCAACAGGTGGTATGGCAGTTAAGTTCTTCTCTTCAACAGTCATCAAGCTCTGGTCTTCCGAAGCTGAAGCAAATGCTATTAAGTCTGGCGTTAAAGTCGGTGATAAAATTATTGAGCAAAGGGTCGGGCGTCCAGTTAATTGGATTATTGACTACAACAAGCTCGGACCACCAAACCTGTCGGGACAATACGACTTCTATTTTCAAGGGGAAAACTTAGGGGTAGACCAAGTTGGAGAAGTAATAGACGTTGCCGAACAATTTGGAATAATTGAAAAAGGCGGTGCGTGGTATACTATAGAAGGAGAAAGATTCCAGGGTAGGGCAAAAGCTGTAGCCTGGTTAAGAGAAAATCCTGAAAAGGTAGAAGAATTAAAGAAAAAGATATATGCCAAAAATTGAAGACCTGATAGGAAAAACACCTAAGAAGCAAAATCAATCTGAAGATAATATTTTAATTGATGGATCATTTAGTTGTCAGGTGTGTGGTAAAGTAGTAGATGAAGCTGAAATGCAAAGGACAACTGGAACTATATTATGGAAATGTTCCGAAGGTCATGAGTCGAAAGTAACATTATAAGTGTCTGAACGTGGAGAAGTAAAAAGAGACGGAGCTAAAGCTCAAAAAAATTCTGGGCGAGGTAAGTATCAAAAAGGCGATGCCAAGTGGTACAACTTTGTCGTAGATTACAAGGAAGCTAATTCTTCATTTACACTAAACAAAGATGTGTGGGCAAAGATATGCACAGACACTTTTGCTGTAAACAGGAATATGCAGCCTGTATTAAAAATAATCATAGGCGAGGAATCAAAAGTTAGACTTGCCGTAATAGAATGGGCTATGCTAGAACAACTAGTAGAAGCATACGAAGAGAAAGAGATGAACAATGGCTAATCCATCAATTACAATTATTGGAAGACTGGGAATGGACCCAGTAGCAATGGGAAACGGAATTAGATTACGTGTTGTTACTAATGACCGTGTTAAGAATGAAAAGACAGGCGAGTGGGAAGACAGAGACACGTCCTGGTGGACCGTAAAGGTTTGGAATAAACTTGCTGAACAAAGTAAAGAAGTGCTTAAAAAAGGTCAAGAGGTAGTTATAACTGGAAAGATCTTTGAAGAAAACTGGGTAGATTCAAACAATATTGAAAGAACTACTTATGAAGTAAGGGCAGAGTCTATTGCTATTACTCCATATTCAGTAAATAAAGAATTTAGCACATCGAAGGGAACACCATTCTAATGAAAGAAATTCTATTAACAACTTTAGTTGGTGCAGTTGTTGGGGGAATATTTAGTGCATTTAAGCTACCAATTCCCGCACCACCAGTTTTTTCTGGACTAATGGGAATTGTTGGTCTATGGATAGGATATGCATTAATCACTAGGTTGGTTTCATGATGGGTGACAAAAGTCCGCTGGAGTTAATAAGCGTAGTTACTGAATTTAATGATCTTCATGAATATATGAAGGACGAACAGTTGGACAGAGCACTTGCCACAATAGTAAAATTACTTATGAATCCAGATGTTCCATCTGCTAAAGCTCCTATGTTAATTATAGAGCTACAAGCATTAAGCGCCAAGTTTGCTGTTCTGGCGTCATACTACACAACAATTGCAAAAGATAAGTCAGGCAGTGTAAATAATAATAAAAAGAATATATATTACACAGCTAATGAAGCTATCGATAGATTGGTAGATGCATTAAAATATTCAGCAAGAATGATGTGAAATGGGTAGAGATTTAATTACAAATCTAAAATTTAAAAAGTTTAACGGAAACTTCGATCCTAGCGCCTTTGCTAGAATTGTTCAGGAATGTTATGAGTCTGGAAGAAAGTTAGACAGGTTTGATAAAAAGAAAACGTTTTCTCCAAGCACTATAGGTTACGGCTATGGAACATGTCCAAGATATTGGTTTATTGCTTTTAATGGTGCAGAGTTCCAAGACAATTTTGATGCAATAGCAATTGCTAATATGGAAAATGGAAAGCAAGCTCACGATAGAATACAAAAAGCTCTTCAGAGTTCTAATATATTAAAAGAAATAGAAAGAGAAATTTTGTGTGATGATCCTCCAGTTAGAGGATTTGCAGATATGGTTATTGACTGGAATAACAAAGACGTAATAGGTGAGCTTAAGACAGTCAAAGACGAAATATTTTCTGCACGTCAGGCATCCATGTCTCCTACAATATCACATTTAATTCAGCTTCTCCTTTACATGTGGGTTGAAAAGGTAGACGAAGGATTCATTATGTATGAAAACAAAAATAATAATGAGATTCTTATTATGCCTATAGCAATGAACGAAAGAAATAAAGATCTCATAGAGAGAGTAATCTCTTGGATGAGAGAGGTTCGTGGCAACTGGCAGAAAGGATTTTTGCCAGAAAGACCATTTACTAAATCTTCATACGTTTGCAAAAATTGTCCTATAAGAAAAGAATGCTGGAGTGGTGAACAGGGAGATATAAAGATTGAAAAGCTGGAGCTTCCTAAGTGATATGTTCTAGAGAAGATTGTGGAAAAGAATTTAATTCTAAAACTCATAATCAAAAATACTGTTCAGATGAGTGCTGCAGGATTGCAACTAACAGGCGTATTATGGAAAAGTATTATGAAAAAAAAGCCATAAAAAGTGGAAAACAAAGGCAGTGCAAAACTTGTAAGGCTAATCTTAGTAGATATAACTACTCTAATATGTGTAGCTTATGTGAAGAAAAAAAGGATTCTGAAAACAAAAAAAACCTTCTGGAGATGATAAATGTCGCTAGCAGAACTTAAAAAGGTAAAAACATCTAGAGTTATTGGTATAGATGCTTCTACCTCATCTGTAGCATTTTGCGTTATGGATAAAGGTTTTCCATCTAGATACGGAAAAATAGATCTAAACGGACAAGATATATATGAAAAAATGTTGGATGCAAAAAGAAAGATATCGTCTTTATCCGAAGAACTTACAGCAGATTACATAGCTGTAGAGGGTGCAGTTTTTGTGCAATCTCCAGACGCTGTAATTAAACTTTCATATGTTTATGGAGTTGTTATATCTGAGCTAATGGGTAATGGATCTAAGGTTGTTACTGTAGCTCCTTCTACGTGGCAAAATTTTATAGGAAATAAAAATCCTACTAAAATGGAAAAAGATAAGTTAAGATTTGAAAATCCAGGCTACGCAGACTCTTGGTATAAAAATAAAATGAGAGAAATGAGAAAGCAAAGAACTTGTGATTTCATTAAATCTAAATGGAATATAGAAGTGTCTGATTTTGATGTTGCGGATGCAATAGCAATATCACACTATGCGTATGAAAAATTGACGGACAGATGACATACTGCAAGCATGTATATGAATATGTTTATGCACAGATCTGTCCTTATTGTGGATCAGATACACACGAGCCAGACATAGAATTACATAATAGGCTTTTTAAAGAGTACTACGCTTCAGATGCTCCAAAAGCATATATATGTCCAATTGACGGTGGAACTATAAGAGGATGGTGGTCAATATGAAATTGTATGAAAGTAAAGATTATTTGTATAGAAGGTATGTCCTGCAAAAAAGAACTATAAAAGAAATAGCAGACGAATGTGACTGCTCCCATATGACTATACAAAGATATTTAGAAAAATTTGGGTTAATCAAAAATCAAAGAAAGTGGAAGAAGTAATGAATAGATATGCTACAGAGCTAGTAGACACATCCTTTGGATTTAAAATATTTGTTATAGAAGGCGACATTCATGTTGGATATAATATAAAAAAATCAGGAACGTGGGAGCCAGAAGTTGTTGCATGGATGGCTAACAATATAAAGCCTGGATATAACTGTTTAGATATTGGATCTAATATAGGATTCTTTACAGAACTTATGGCCAGATTTTCTGGTAAAAACGGATCTGTTCATGCATTTGAGCCAAACACGGGGCTGGTAGAGATATATAGAAAAACCAGAGAAAACAATTCTTACGATGACGTTGCAGATATATTTGTTTACCCATTTGCACTGTCTGAGGTGGAAGACGATCTAAACTTGTTGGTCCCAGACATAAACATAGGTGGAGCAGCTCTGACAATGGACTCGGATGTTAGAGACGGGTATCACTCCGTTAAGGCTAAAACTAAAAATATAAATGATCTTTTGTCGGAACACCAATTGAATACAATAGATGTGATAAAAATAGATATAGAGGGATATGAGCCTTTTGTATGGAACACTTTGTATAGGGTGTTGCCAAATGCCAAAGCTATATTAATGGAGTTGGGTCCATATCATCCAAAAGAATTTTTATATTCAATATATAAAGACTACGACATGTACACCTTGGACGGAGTTGGAAAAATAGATCCAGAATACATATTGGGATATAGACACCATTTAAATATTAGTTTAGTTAAGAGATAGTACTTAGTCAATCAGATTTGACATTGTAGTTGACTAGGAATATAATTATACAAAAGAGGTAATAATGTCTGAAATTGAATTAGCAGAACGTTTTGATAGGATGAATAAGGTAGTTGAGCAAATGCTCATGGGAAATAATCCTACCCAAATATCTAAGTCTTTATCTATGCAAAGAAAAGAAGTTCTTGAGCTAATAGATGAGTGGAGAGGTATTGTAAGAGACGATTCTAGCGCAAGAGAACGTGCTAAAGAAGCGGTAGCTGGGGCAGATCAGCATTATGCAATGTTAATAAAAGAAGCATGGAAAACGGTTGATGATGCGGATCAGGCTGGTCAACTAAATGTAAAGTCTAGTACACTAAAATTAATTGCTGATATAGAAGCAAAAAGAATTACTATGTTGCAACAATTAGGGTTATTAGATAATGCAGAATTAGCTAATCAATTGGCAGACACCGAAAGAAAGCAAGACGTATTGGTTGGTATATTGAGAGACGTTTCTGCTAGTTGTCCAAAATGTAAACTAGAAGTCTCTAAAAGACTTTCAAATATTACTGGAGTTGTAGAGCCAGTTGTCATAAATGAAGAAGTGCAATGATAGATTTTAGCGACATCCTAGACCTACTTGACGGTGAAGAGTTTGATGAGCATCCCGTCGAACTTCACGAGTTTGTAACTAGTGAAAAGTATTTAGGGCTCCCACCACTATCTGAGTATCAGTACATGCTTATTCGTGCATCATCTCAGATATATAGAAAGCAGACTCTAGAAAAGCTTTATGGTGAAGAGGCAGGAGAAAAGCGGTGGAAAGAAACAGTCAATGAGGTTATTGCTCAGTTGGGCAAAGGATCTGGTAAGGATTACTGCTCTACAATAGCCGTTGCATATATAGTCTATTTATTATTGTGCCTAAAAGATCCAGCTAAATATTTTGGAAAACCCCCTGGAGATTCAATAGATATTATAAATATTGCTATTAACGCACAACAGGCTAAGAATGTTTTCTTTAAAGGGTTAAAAAATAGAATTAATAAGTCCCCCTGGTTTGCTGGCAGATATGTAGAAAAAGCAGACGTTATAGAATTTGATAAAGGTATTAGCTGTCATTCAGGACACTCAGAGAGAGAAGCTTTTGAGGGATACAATACCCTAGTAGTTATTCTTGACGAAATATCTGGCTTTTCAATTGAGAGTACTACTGGGCATGATCAAGCAAAAACTGGAGAAGCAATCTATCAGATGTATAGAGCCTCAGTAGATTCACGTTTTCCAGATTTTGGAAAAGTAATTTTATTATCATTTCCTAGATTTAAAAATGATTATATACAACAAAGATACAACTCAGTTATAGGTGAAAAAGAAACTGTTATCAGATCTCATGAATTTATTGTAGACCCAGATAATATAGATACGAAGTTTAAGGTGGAGTGGGAAGAAGACAGGATTATTTCCTACAGAATACCCAAGGTGTTTGCTCTTAAAAGACCAACATGGGAAGTAAATCCAACAAGAACAATTGAAGATTTTAAAATAGCATTCTATACTACGCCCACAGATGCATTGTCAAGATTTGCCTGCATGCCACCAGAGGCCGTAGATGCATTCTTTAAGTCACGTGAAAAGATAGAAAAAGCATTTGTAACTAGAAATGCTGTAGATGAAATGGGAAGGTTTGACGAATCGTTTAAGCCAATAGACGATGCAGATTATTTTGTTCACGTGGACTTAGCGCAAAAACACGACCACTGTGCTGTAGCTATGTCACATGTGTCACAGTGGGTAAAGGTAAGATCATTTAATGATTATGAACAGATTGCTCCAATGGTTACTGTAGATGCGGTCAGGTGGTGGACTCCAACATCAGATAAGTCTGTGGACTTTACGGATGTTAAAGACTATATAATTTCTTTAAGATCACGTGGATTTAATATTAAACTAGTTACATTTGATAGATGGAATTCTCACGATATGATGAATCAAATTAGAAATTACAATATATCTACAGAAATTCTGTCCGTTGCTAAAAAACATTATGAAGACATGGCCCTCGGAATAATGGAAGAAAGAATAACTGGCCCACAAATAAAACTGTTAATTGATGAGTTGCTTCAACTTAGAATTATGCGTGACAAGGTAGATCATCCCAGAAAGGGATCTAAAGACCTTGCTGACGCTGTTTGTGGATCAATATATAATGCTATATCTAGATCTTCCAAGGGTGAAAGAGTTGTAGAAATACATACATGGGCAGAAACCAAAGATGATAATCAGAGGTCATTTGTTACAAAAGATGGGGTGCCCAAAAGGATGCCTCAAGAGTTATACGAGGCTATATCAGAAATGAGAGTGATATGAGTAAAGTAAAGATAGAGTGTAAATGTGTTGGTAAGCATGTGCCACTTCCAACCAAGCTTGTAGAGTTTGAGGGTATTATGGTATGTCCCACTACTCATGAGAATATACTAGAATATAAAAAGATGTGGGAAGTTTTAGGGTGTGAGCCTCCTGGAAATATTCGTAAACATTTTAGTGAATATGTTCAAACAATAGTCAGAAAGAGTATTGACAGGCAGAGAGAATTTGCGTAGAATTAGGGTACGTGGCAATAGCTCAGTTGGTTA